AACAACACTATTTGTAGCTGCTGATAATGTTACTTGAGTGTTTGCTGCTTTAGCACTTGCACTTCCTCTCGCTGGTACAGGGATATGAATCGTATCACCCTTCTTACCTTTGTGAGATAGTTTAGTTACTAGGTTAGCAACCACTAGATTTGACTTATATGCACCAATTACTTCATCACTCCACAATTCGGGGATGAAGTTATTAGCAATAGTAGTCGTTACTTGGTTTGAACCCAAAGCCATGTTACTTCTCCTGTTATAGTATTATATTATTTCACCCTACCTTCTGCATACGCTGACTGAATTTCATCAGCCAAAGAAGCATATCGGTTGGGATCAGTTACCTGAAGGTTAATTAAATCTGCCCTTCGGTAAATCTTCTTTCCACTTAAAGAATCTCCTGATGATCTACTTTCGCCAGTTGTTTTTTTCATCGCTTTTTCTACTTTAGATTTTTCTTCAGCTACTGCTTCTTTCGTTGCACTCGACATTCTTGTTTGTGAGTACCAATCAAAAAGTTCTATTGCTAAATCTGATCTATATTCCGAATCAGCTTTACGAAACATTTCTGTACGAGTTTCACTATCACCAATAAATTTTTGGAAATTAGAATCTTTAACGGTTTCCTGCCAATCTGGATAAGCCTTTTCTAAAGACTCCAAATTATGCTTCTGCACATTTCCCATTCTCTCTTCCCTGGCCTTTACAACATCAGGGTGGTTTTCTATGGCTTTATTCACAGCCGAAACTGGATCGTCATAGAAGTTGTCCTCCTGTATTACAGGTTCTTCTGGTGGAGTAGTTTCAGTTACTTTATTTTGTGCTTCAATTAGGCTCTGCATTAGCTTTCGCTGTTCACCGAGTTCTGCCCCTTGCTTACCTAATGCCTGTTCGACATTTTGATGCATTTCAATAACCTCTACCATTGTTTTACCCGCATACTTTTCAGGGATATCTTGATTGCCATCAACATCTTGTATTTGTTCTGGCTCTGAATTTTCTTGTATGTTTCTTTGGCTAGAAAACTCATCTAAAGAAGATTCAACCTGTGTTTCTGTTATGGGTTCACCTTGCAAAGGTGTTTCATCTACTACTATACTTTCGCTCATTGTGTTTCTCCGCCCTCTTCAGGGTTGTGAAGTTTGAATTATGTTGGATTTCCATCTTGGAGTTCTTCCAACGCTAGGTGTGTTGCATTTTCTAAATTTATTATCCAATTTAAAATTCGCAACTGACCTTTGGCTTCCCAAAGATCTTTTTCAGAATTAATATTGTCAAGTTTAGCAATACTTTCTTCTAAATTCTTTAAATCTTGTATTAAGTCTAACCATCCATCTATTTCAGTCATTCCTAGTCTATCTTCTAAGAATTTCTGGTCTGTTTTTACCATTTTATGTTAATTCCACATATAAAATTATTATACTTTGTACATTTATTGTAATTGTTGTTTAATTTGTCTTGGCATTCCAGCTTCTCTAGCTTTAGCTAAGTTTAAAATAGTTTCAGATTTCAAATGCTCCACTTCTGGAATATTTCTGGCGGTTTCAGATCTTTTATTCTCAATATCAGCCATTAATTTTTGTAAACTAATTTGATCTTTTTGCAATTTAAGTATTTTTTCTTGGAAATCCATGTCATTTGGTTGTTTATTCATTGCATCAGCTTGATGTAATATAGCTTTTGCTTCCTCTTCTTTAGCTTCTGCTATAGTTTTTTGAACATTAGCTTGTAATTGTTGCATTTGCATCTGTTCTAATTGCATTTGCATTTGTTCTCTTGTTTCATCTGGCTGATTGCCTTGCATAAGAGCATTAACAATTTGATCTCTATTGTGTATAGATGAATTTTGGAACATTGCTAATAATATTACATTAAATGCGGGCGAATCTTTAGGTATTGCTTGCAACATTTGTACCATTTGTTGCATTTCTAACTCTTTAGCCATAATACCCATCGTTGAATAAGGTATAAACTTATAATCAGTTACAGGGTATCTATCAATATCAAATTGTATCTTACGCCACATACATTTATTAATAAGTGGTATAAGAAAAGTGTTTTGAAAGTTCATTAGAGTGCGTTTTTGTCTTTTAATTGCTGCACTTTGCATCATAGACATACCAGAAGCAGTATCATTTTGTGCTGCCCCAGTATCTGCACTACCTGTACCCATTTGAATCATGTTTTGAAGTGAGGCAACCTGATTAAATGTATTAGGATCTGTTGTACCCATGTCGAGTGGCATGATAGCATCTCGTGGATTTCCATTGGTCAGAACAGTTTTTCCTGCTCTCACTTCAAACTTAACTCCTCTAGGCAATCTTGTTGCATCCGCAGCCATCATTGGCGTTGTTGTAAGTGCTAGAGAATCTATTCTTGCTCTCATTTCAGCATCTAGAGCTTTTTGAGGGTTATAACCCTTCTCACAAACTCCTCTGCCCCAGAATTTATTTGGTACAATGTCGTGTTGATAAGAAATAAATGGCCTATCATTCATCATAAAGGCATTTTCATCAACTCTTAATATATATTCATCGTTACACATAGTAACTACTGCTTCTACTAATTCATCTTTCTTAGTATATTCAAAGTCATCTTTATCTTTGTTAGCTTTTAAAAATCTTTTTGGTACTAATCCCCAATACTCTGTAATCTTGACTGAATCAGATTCATCAGAACTTTTTGTTTCGGGATCATAACCAAATTTTACTGTTTGGAAATCTCCATCTATAGGCACATCTCTATATAAACCAGACCTAATGCCTTCAACTATATGGTATCTAGGCTTAATAACTTCGTGAGCAACCCCCAAAGCATCGTCAATTGAGTTTGCAGATGGATCAATTAAGAATTCCTTGGGGGATATAGGCTCAACATTTACATCAACTATAGGATATTCAATTACAGTTCTAGTTTTTGCTGCAGTTCCATCTATAGTTTCTTCAGAAGGTGCTCTTTCCATATTGGACTTAACAACTATCTTTCCAATACCTGTGCCATATATTGCACTATTTAAGAAAACTTCACAAATTGCATCTTTACAACCTGTTTTTTCTAAATCTTCTTGTAATAAATTACGAATATGCTCTGCTTCTGAAGGATCTTCATCAAGCATATCATCTTTTATATCAAACCATTTTCCACGCCCAAAAGTTGCTTCTTCTAATTCTGCAACTGATGACTCGACAGCTTGTTGTAGTGAGGGAGAAATTAGTCTAGATCTTTCGTTTGCTCTAGTCTTATCTTCTGATGACCAAATACCTCTCCACAGACGATAATATTCATCCCACATAGGAATGTAATTAATATTTCTGTGTGTTCTCCAACCCTCTAGCCTGTGTGATAACCATCCTGCTAACGCCTGGTATTTTGTTTCTGATTTATTCATATTCGGTATAGGCACTTAAATAAGTGCCGATTATATCACATTTTTTACTCTTAATGTAGTTTTCTTTCTTCTGGCTCAACTATTATATCTCCATCTAATAACAATTTACATATACTTAAATCAACATTGTCATCAAAATTTTCTTCATTGTATAAATACCCTTCTCCATAATCAATAAGATTTGTTATTATTTGACAAGCAACTATATATCTTTGTAATATATTAGTTTTATCATTGCTAAACTCTAACAATTCATCCATTTCTGCCTTTGTTAAATTACTAATATCCAGCGACATTATCCATTGGCCTCCATTCATCGTCTAATTCTATTGAGTGGGCGAAGTCTGCTACTGATACTTGATCGATATAAGCTAAAGCATCAAGCATATCATCATGTGCAAGTCTATTAGGAAAATCTAATAATTGGTTTGTAAATTCTCGCCACTCTCTCTTTTCATTAAAGGTAATTTGGCCATGCTCCATTCTACCTTGCAATGCCCAAGTTATTCTATCGTTTTTCTTTTTACCACCATGCCTTAACTCTATTATAGAAACCCATCTACCTTCTGTTCTCATTTCATCTTCCAAGTAAGGTAATATTGCATTTCTAAGTGATCCTGTTTCAATCCCCACAGTAGCTGATTCTACCTTCATCGCAGAATAAAGAATTTTTTTAGCAGTTTCTTTAATGTTCCAACGACCATGAAGGATGTCTTTAACCCACCACTTATCACGATCTATCTTAACAATCGCAATAGCTGTTTCGTCTAACCTAGAACGCTTTAAATTTCGTTCTTGTTCTACAGACTCATAACCAGCAGGATCAACTGCAATAACATAGTTTCCTTCTTCTGGCTCTTCATCAACTTGAAACCAATCTTCTTTAAATATACCGCCAGAAGTAGTTTCAAAAGAAGCCTCAAACTCTTGTCTAAAGGACATAGAGGACATTGATTTCTTAGAGGCCTCAATCTCTTCTTTTGGTAAGAAAGGATTATCTGTAGAGGTAAATTGGAAAGCATCCCAATCCTCATCCTCCAAAGCATCTTTATACAAATCAAAGAAGTGATTCTTACCTGCGGGCGTACCAATGAATAAAGCACCACCACGGACATCTGCAAGAGTAGGGCGAATAATCTGTTCCCATACTTGAGGTTTCATAGAAGCGTATTCATCGAGAACGACATAAGCAAGCCCAACGCCACGAAGTGTTTCAGGTCGGTCAGATCCCTTGAGGTATATCTTACGACCATTAATTAAGGTTAAAACTGCTGTATTCTCATAGGCCTGGACAATTAAGTCTTTACCCAATTCCTTGAGCATCGCCCACATAATATCTTTAGCTTGTTGAAAGGTAGGTGCAATATAGAACACATCTTTACTTTCAGACTGTATCGCCTTAATTATAAGAATCCAAGCAGATAAATAAGACTTACC